GCAGATCCTGCTGATCCGGCTGATCCAGCACTACCTGCACTGCCTGCTGAACCTGCTGATCCGGCACTTCCAGCACTGCCTGCTGAACCTGCTGATCCGGCACTTCCTGCACTGCCTGCTGAACCTGCTGATCCGGCACTTCCTGCACTACCAGCAGATCCAGCACTACCAGCAGATCCAGCACTACCAGCACTACCTGCTGAACCTGCTGATCCAGCACTACCTGCGCTGCCTGCTGACCCCGCTGATCCGGCACTTCCAGATGAACCAGCACTACCTGAACTTCCTGATGATCCTGCTGAACCTGCACTTCCAGATGACCCTGCACTTGCATCACGACCAGATGAACCTGATGTTCCAGATGAACCAGCACTGCCAGATGAACCTGATGTTCCAGATGAACCAGCACTACCTGAACTTCCTGATGATCCTGTTAAACCAGATGAACCTGCTTTACCTGAACTTCCTGATGATCCTGTTAAACCAGATGAACCTGCTTTACCTGAACTTCCTGATGATCCTGAGATGCCTGAGCTGCCTGATGTTCCGGCACTACCAGCAGTACCTGATGATCCTGAACTCATCTGTGTTAATATATTTGATCTCAGTATAACAGAACTACTATTTTGTCCAGATTCTATATAAAGACCATCATCAGAATTAACAGTGATATGATCAACTTTTGATACTGTATTTCCTGAAATTTTTGATTCAGTAACTTCTAATGGAGGTGAAGCTTCTCCAAATTCCAATGTTCCATTAGCAGTAACACGTAGAACATCTCCTTCTATACCTAAATTAGATTCATTTACTTCTTTTAATTCTGTTACAGATAGAATTTTTTGTTGATTAGTATCCCTAATCGTAAAATCATTACCCGATGAACTAGCAAATCCTAGAACTGCATTTTGTGTTCCTGTACCAATTTTTAGAGATTGAGTATCACCTATCGTTAGAGAACGATTAATAACTAAATTTTTGTCATCATCTATCGATAATATATCAGGATCAAAAGATAAGATTATTGTGGAAGTATTTTGTGCAGCAAATAAACCGCTTCCGGTTTTGATGGATTTGAATTGAAGAGTTACTGTGCTAGTGTCTTGTTTTACATCAGATAATATTTGAACTGTATTGGAAGAAACTGATAAGTTTTGTGCATTTGCGGTTTTTGCGTCACCTCCTCCGCCTCCATAATATTCACCCCACCCAACAGCAACTTTTTGAGCAGTTTGGGCTGCTTGAGAACCTATATTTTTAACAATAGTTTTTAATGTCTCTATTTCTTGTTTTAAAGGTTCTACCTTTGCATCATCACCTTTTTCACCTTGTGGACCTTGTGGACCTTCAAGTCCTCTCGGTCCCACAGGACCTTCAGGACCTTGCAAACCTTGTGGACCCATCTTACCGGGTTCGCCTTTTTCGCCTGTATCACCTTTAGGTCCAGGCAATCCTTCTAAACCTTTTTCCCCTCTCTCACCTTTCGGTCCTTGCTCACCTTTAATTTCAAGAACTTTTATTTTTTCACCAGTTACAGGATCTAAGATTTCTCTAATTTCTTTTATGAAATCTTGTTTAGCTCTTTTTAATTCTTTTTGAGTATATGTTAAAGAGGCAGCTAAAACTTCATTAAGTTTTAGCTGTTGGTTTTTATTATCGGTTGACATTTAATTAATCGTCTAAATTTATAGTAGAAAGAATATCATTAATAGTGTTTTTCAATTTCTCATCATTTTTACTGGAATCTATTTTTTCTTGTATAATTTTATCAATTTTCTCTTCCGTCAATAATTCTCCATTGTCATAAATTTTTGAGTCAGTCTGTAGACCCATTTTCATATCATCTTCTCCTGAAAATCTAGGATCTTCTAACTCTTTGGCAATTTCATCATCATTTATTCTTATTTCATCATCACTCATTTGTAAAATATTTCTTCTAATATAATCATTAGAATAATATTTACCGGCATATTCTGATAAATCTCTGAGTAAGTTTAATCTATCCTGTAAAACTTCATTTCTTTTTATTTCTGTAAAATGACTATCAGATTCATAATGATAATATATTTCATTTTTTATTTTTTTCCAATCATCACGATTCATGATGCCCTTCAAACTCAACTGTCTTTCTAACAATTCATCAAATAAAATTGAAAATCTATTTTGTAGTCTATTCACGAATCTTGTGAATTTTACTTCATCTCTAGAAATTTCGGTTGCTCGGCCTATAGTATAACTTGCTTCTGATTCCAATCTGGATAAAGGTACTCCGAGTGATTTGTAAAGTTTTTTCTGAAAATATATGACATCTTCAATATCTCCAAGATTTTGTCCTCCTGGTAATGTTGTAACTTCGGTTCCTCTACCTCCTTCCATTCTTGGCATCCAATAGTCTTCAAGCATAGACATATGTTTTCTATCATCACGAATTTCTCCAGTGTTAGCATCATAAACAAGTTTATTTTTATATCTAGCCATTAAATCACGCATATACTGTTCAGCACGAACTTTTGGTAAATTACCTACATCTACATAAAAAATTCTTCTTTCAGGAGCTCTAGATATACGATATATTACCAATGAATCTTCTATCATCCTTAACATATTCAAAGGTTTAATAGCTTTATGTAAATATGATAAAACTAAAGATTTATTAGAATTTAATAATCCTGAATGAAAATATACAATGGAATCTATTGAAATTTTTAATCCTGATGCTGCATTAGTAAATGCAGTACCCATAGTTTGACCTTGTGACTGATAGATTCCTTTTTCATTGTATACATAATATTCTTGAATTTGTTTTTTAGTGGAACCGTCAGGAAGTCTGGTTGTTTGGTTTTCTCTGATTTTTTTTATTTTGCGAGGATCCAAAAGGCGTAATTCATATATACCTTTTTTTGGATTTTTATCATCGATCATCACATGATAATACATTCTGCCATCAATATACCATCTTCTAAATAAATCATAACCTACATTTTGAAAATCTAATAGTTTTGTAAGTTCTTTGAATTCAATTCTAATTTTATCTTTTATATTTTCAGATAAATTTAAATTATCTAATTTAATATCAACTATAGGTTTATCTTTAATAGATATGACCGCTTCATTAACAATGTCATCTATGGCATTTTCAACTTCTGCCTGTATAGCCATATCTCTATAACGATTTATTAATTCTGTTTCACTTTTTATGGCACCTTCAGTATCAATATAAGTTCCATAAACTCCTCCTGAAGCGACAGTAACAGCACCATCATCACGTTCTGCCTCTGCAAAAGTTTGTATTTTTACATCTTTTTTTTCTTTTTTTCCAATAGTAAAGCCGAAAATGTCAATTGCCATGTTTATTCCTGAAATGCAAGTGAATAAAATATTACTGTTTTATTTATTCACTTGCAAAATCAGAAAATATTACATATTTACATTTGTTTGTTATGCAATACTAATCGGGGTTGGACCTACAGTAGTAGTTTCTGCAGTAGATGGTGTTGTTGCTGTCCAATAATCATAAGCAAAAGTTACAGTAAATTCTTCAACGGAATCATTATCACCCCAATCCAAAGTTATTTCACTAATATCTATAGGAAATAAATTTTTAAATTCATATTGTCTTTGTATAAACGGAGCACTTGAAGATCCTATTTTTGAAAGTTGATTAACTATTGCAGAATCCGCTAAAGCATAACCAGAATGATCTTCTCTATAATTTTCTTCATGCGCATTAATATTTTCCATCCAATGTTCAAAAGCGGAACGATAAGCAAAACTTTCATCATTTATCACTGTTACCGTCCAATCGGCAAAAGTTCTATTTCCTGCCAATTTTACTTCTCTGCCAAAATATGGTACTGTTACAACACCTATAGTAGATCCAGGTATTGATGCTGCCCTACAAAAAAACTTAAAATCTCCAGAAGTATTTTCAAAATAATAATTTGCTAAACCAGGTATTTGAACCTCAAACAAATTTGGTCTTGCGCCATCTAGTGCCATCGCACTTCTAAATGATGAAACATTAAAAGCCATTTGTATTTCTCCTTAATTAAATTGCATTTACTACTTCATTGAATTGAACACCAGTGCCCACTGCCACAAAGTTCAAATTAATGAAGTTAATTGATCTTGTTGGTTTTACGAAAATATCTCCTCTAAATTCATTTCTATCTATGACATTTGGAGGATTGTTTGTAGTATCACATACAACTTTATAATCAGTTATACCTCTTCTACTTTTTACTTCTCTTAAAAAAGGAGTTACTATGCTAACAAAACTCGCTCTTGTAAAATCATCATTAAATTCAAAAAGAGAAAATTGTGCGGCATTGGCTATTGCTTTTTCTAGAATGATAAACAATCTTCTAACATTTATTCTATCAAAAGCTGAAGGTCTACTTAAAAGAGTTTTATCTCCAAAAAGTATAGTACCACCACCAGGTAATGAAATTACAGGATTAATACCTGCAGAATATAATAAGTCACGCTCTGCATTGTTTGGATTGAATGCTAATTTTGTGACATTTTTAACATTTCCTCTAGTAAAACCAGCCGGAGAAATATAAGGATTAATATTATCAGATTGCGCACATAAACCCGCAATATCTCCATTCAATGGAACCCATCGATAAACACCTGAAAACCTATCGAATGCATACTTGAAGTTTCCGTCCATTACAGCATAACTAGAACTAGGAAAAGATTTTCTTCTATTTACGATACTAGTAGTTTCATTACCTTTGGTAGCAATATCTGAATATTGCGGAGAAACAAATGCGACACAATCTTTTCTATGCTCACATATATCATTTATAACATATGTGCAAACATCATCAGGGTGATCTCCACACATTATCAAAGATACGTCAACATCTTCAGGTTTTCTAAAATACGTATAGGCATTTACTATATCAACAAAAGCACGTATATCCTGTCCGAAGACAGGATCTTTAAAACCATCAGATCCACCAGAAAGACTATAGGTTGCTATTCCTTTTTTTCCTGCATTAGAATATGCTCCATTAAAAGGAAGTCTTCTGAGAACAACTGAGGTGTTGACTCCCTGATCATTTTTTTCATAGAGAATGTCACTAAAACCGTCTAAAACGGTTCCCCACTCCATTGATATATCAAAAAGTTCATTATCATCAAACTCAACGCCAAGATTAAAGCAATCGGTCCGATCACCAATCCCATCATGGTCTCCCCATCTGAGATATTGAGAATTTTGACTTATAACATCTCTATAATAAAGTGTGGTAAGATCATCATTGGTCGCATTTGCACAAACTGATACATTTGGATAAGTTTCCAAAACAGATGATGATGATTTTGCACCAGCACCTCTATTATCTTTAGTTCCTGTAAATACCCCGTCCTCATCTACAACTACTACATGAATTTCATCATTCAAATTTTTATTTTGAGTTCTGTTATAACCAAATTTAGATGTTAAAGGAGGATTTTCAAAAAGTGATCTAAATTCCCATTCTCTACCAAATGCAGTGCCAGCGAGAATTGATCTTATCAAAGGTTCAGTAACTTCTAGCGAGGTTTCAGTTGTTATCGACTTTACTCTTCTCTTATCAGATGTTCCAGAAGCATCTACAAAAGTTATTAAATCACCTACGGATAATTGTTTTTGAAAAAATGTTCTTGTTCCTGTGATTGTTGTAGAACCTGTTTCTCCTGTTATCGTTCCAAACATTGAACTAGAAGGAGTTTCAAATGCAGATCTTGCATGTCTAATAATTTTGTTTGATGGATATGAACTTGTTCCTAACAAATTTTCAACAACTGTTGCATCTGTATCTGAATATTTTACAGCTCTAAATACAGTATTACTGAGAACTGCTGTGACTATTCCTTTGATACCGACAAAAGCATCATCGTCACCTTGAATGCCTCCTGATAATTCTATGACATCATTAACTGCTATATTACCATCAAAATATATTACTTCAGTACTTGTAAATTCATCAGAACTGGCTGTTGCCGTAAAGGTGCCAGGCAATTCAATAGATGTGTTTGCATCTAAAATTACACTTCCATCCGTCTGAACCCGAGTATTTGCTCTATCAGGCATACATATGCTGACTTTTAGGGAATCTCCATTATAACCTGCATATTTTGCTATAAAAGAAATTCCGTCAACTCCTGAAGAATAATTTTTATCATAATCATCTTGATTTTTAATTAATTGCTGCGCACCAGTTGTAGTCGAATTAAATGCTCCACCATTGGTATTTGCAGCTCTAATAACTTTTAAATTATTTGAATAACTTAAAAAATTTGAACAAGTCATAACAGAACCGTAAGTGTATGCATCTGTTTTTCCAAACAATTGTGTTAATTGATTTGAATCAGTAATGGTTACCACTTCTTCAATGGGTCCCCACAAAAAATAACCTGCATATCCTCCTACTGATGTAGACGGAATAGGTACTCTAGTGGTTAAATCTATTTCAGCGACCGATACTCCCGGACTTACCATGAATGCCATACTTTCTCCTAAATTTGTTGTTAATTTTGTTAACTGAATATATTTATTATTTTGATGTTTTTAAATTGACATTTATTTATCTTAATATAAATATTTTAATGTTCAATATTAAAGATAAAAAAAGATTTGATAAAAAAATCATAAAAACAGAAGATTGTCATTTCTGGATAGCAAGTAAAACAAAACAAGGTTATGGAATGTTTTCTGTGAATGGAAAATCAATACCAGCACACAGATTTTCATATTTATTGCACAAAGGAGAAATTGATTCTAATTTTATTGTTCATCAAACATGCAATAATACTTATTGCGTTAATCCTGAACATTTAATATTAAAATTAAAAAAAGATACAAGAAAAAATTTTTATACGATAAGAATAAATGAAGAAATGATTTTTAAAGAATCTATAAGATACTTGGATAAAATTAAAAAAATAAGACCTGATTTAAAAAAAGATGTTGAACAAATGATAGAAAAAATAAAAAATTCATATAATGTTTTACGAATAAATATTGAAAATTAAAAGTTATCTTCGAAAGTAAATTCTCTTTCAATTATCCATTCTTGATTTCCCATGCGAGTTGTTTTAGGTTCATATGATTCTAGTCCATCATTAATAAAACCAAACGGTATTAGATTTGCTTCTGCTTCAATTAATTGTTCAGCATATAGTTTTTCCCTTAAATCCAGATCTGTTATTTCGGTAAAATATTTTTGATTGACTAACCAACCAAATAAAAATAATGTTGTTACAAGATCATCATGATATCCTTCATCGGCTTCATAACTTTGTCCTTTTGCCACAAAAGTTGTTAATTCCGTAATTGTATCTAAATCATGTATTAATAGTTTGTCTGTTTCAATCAAATCCTTTAATGTTGAACACCCTTTTCTTTTAACTTCCTTTGTCGTTCTAACACCTAATTGCGCACCTTTACCAAAACCTGCTCCCAAAGTTTGACCACTTCTGCCCATTACACTACTTTGAAAAATATGTTCATACATTATTTCATGATGTAAAATATCTGCAACTTGTCCACCAATATCATTTGTTTCGACTAATATATAGGCTTTATTATAATATCTACAAACATTTTCTATTGCCGAAGGAAAAAGCATAGGTGATATATTCGGATCTCTATATTTTGCGACTTGAATATACGGAAATTTAGATATATCAATTATTGAAAATGCAGAATAATCTTGTCCTCTACCTCTCGCAGTATCAACAATGCAAACATAAGAATGTGTAGATTTCACATCTTCATACATGTCTAAAAAACCTTTTATTTGTATAGGAGATTTGTATGCCATAGTTCTTAATTTTGCTGCAGATATCAAAGTATTTGTTGAACCGATAAATTCGCATTCATATTCTTGTGCAAATTGTTGTTCACTCGTATTTCTAATTGTTTCTTCTTTCCAAACTTCATCTCTACCAGGAACTTGAGACCAATGAACATCAATAGGAACATAGTCGCTTCTACCTTCTTCAGCATCAATCCACATCTTATAGAACATGTTCAACCCTTTAGGAGTTGATACTATGAAAACTTTAGTTGTTTTACCAGAAGATATTGTCGGATAAACTGAAGTGAAAAATTGCTCGGCTAATCCAGGAGGATCAATATGTGCAAACTCATCCATAAAAATAATATTAAATGAAGAACCACGTACTGCTGATGATGATGTTGATGCGGCCATCACCTTACTTCCATTTTCTAATTCTATATTACCTCTATTCCAAACAACAACACCTTGCTGTAACCATTGAGGTAAATTTTCATATGCCGTTTTAAGACGATCTAAAATTTCTCTAGCTGTGGATCCTTTATTCGCCAATATGGCAATATTTGATTGTTCATTAAATAAGGCAAAATGCAACAAATATGAAACAATTGTAGTAGATTTACCAGTCTGTCTAGGCATCTTACATATTACAAAACGATTATTGTGAAAAGTATTCACCATTTCTTCTTGATAGTCATATAAATCAAAATCTACTAACCCACGATCAACGTGAACTATTTTTACGTAATTTCTTGCAAAATGTATAGGATTTTTAGCACATATCATATACTCGTTTAAAGTTTTTTTATCATATTCTACTGGAACATGGGCGGCTTTGAGTAATGGATTACCCAGATAATTTTGTGTAGGCATTACGAAACTTTTATAAAATAACTAGATTGTTTAGTATTTGAAGAGGCATATAAAAATATTAATGTCGCCAAATCATTTTTTTGTTTTTGTGATCCATTCTCAATTATATCTACTAATTGTAAACATAAAAATTTAGAATTTATAAATCCATTATTATCTTTTTCTTTATCCATTAATCTGGCATAAAATTCATCTATGTTTAATGGATTTTTTACATACTTTTTATATTGATCGTGTAAATTTTTCAAAACATTTTGATCTTTTTTTTCTAGTAATTTTTTTAATTTTGAAAAAATACTATCTTCATCAATGGAACTGTTAAAACTTTTATTATTAGAAAATATTGATTTATTGTAAACTTCATTCACATAAAAATCTACATTTCCCCCACCAATTTTACCTCCGGCTGCTGCCTTACCTTTAATTTCACCTTGCCAACTTTTATCTCCTCCAAAGGTTCTAAATTGCACCTCTCCGCCATCACTGTGTAAATACATGTCTTTTGATGAAAAAAAATCTCCAGTCTTTCCCCAAACCCATTTTGTGAATTTATATTGTGATTTTGTTTCATTTGGAACATTAAATTGTTTAATGGTTGCTATAGCACCTTTTCCTAGTCTTTTCAAAGAAATACCTAATAATCTCATTTTATTGATATTTCTCAGTAATGCAGCTTCTTCGGCAACTTTTGTATTCAAATCTCCCCATGATGTGGTGGAATCTTTTAGAGGATCGGAAGTAGATGATAATGTTGTTGCCCAAATGTCACCTGGGTTCCATTTATCATCAGAGAAAGATCCGGGCGCTTGAGCTCTAATACCTCTTTCCATCGCATTCTGCTTATCCAATTTATGTACTTTTTTCTTTGCATTGTATATTTTTTGCATAAATTTTGAACCTCTATGAAAATAAACTTTTTTTCCCGATTCAAATTTATCTTTATATTCATCATATATTCCATTTGCAATTTTTATGAAAACCATATCATTAACCCAATCAACTGGAACTTTTTTCAAACAATTATCTAAACTCATAGATGTTTCACAATATTTTGCAGAATTGGTAAGTCCTTTTAACTGTTCTGCTTGTTTATCTAGTTTCTTAGGATCTGTTATAATATGTCCATTTAATATATTAAATACTAATGAAGTGTAAAAACATTGCATACATTCAACAACTTCCGTATCATCAGATCCTGCACCTGATCCACCGCCACCTCCAAAATCAGGATCTTTAAATATGTTTTTAATTTCTATTTCTTGAATATTTTTTTTATTATTTTTATTTTGTCCAGGTAATATGTATTTTAACGTACCTCCCCAGCCATTATTATTTCTTGAAAAATATTCAATGCCTATAATTTTTGTTCCATTTTTATTTTCACCTACTATAAATTCTCTATTATCTACAATTTTGTTAAAGATTATTTCTTTTCTTGTCTTGCCGGCATATGGACCTTTACTTGCAGTTTTATTAAAATCGCCTGATTTTAAGTAAGCCATTTTTTAATCCTTATCTTTTAACATTTTTTGTAATTCTGCGGTGCTCCCAACAAATAATGCATTTGTAACTTTACTAGGTGTATTTTTAACTTCCTGATTAATATCTTTAATTTGTTTATGCACGTTGACTAAATTTTGACTCTGTTCACCAACTGTTTTTATCAATTGACCCAATACCTCATACATTCTAGCATTACCACTATCTTTTGCTTCCTGCATCAATTCGTTTATAGCATCATGACCTCTTTCTATGATATTATAAAAATTCTCTCTAGCATACTTATAATCCGTATTGACATCATCATCTGTAGATTCAACATTTATTTTTTCAATAGTATTATTAATTAATTTAATATTTGAATCATTAGAAATGTTCAATAATTCATCTAACTTATCTGGAAAATTCATTATTAGTCCTCATACCAATTTATGCCTTTTGATTTACAGAAATTACCTGCGGTTTTCATTTCTATTCCTAACTTACCATTTCTTAATTTATTCAAAAATTCATCATCTCTTAATTTTTTTCTCATCTGATCTAAAGAACAACCACAATACAATATTGCTTTATTTCCATTCCATTTTGTATCAGTTTCTTTAAATTTATTTTCATGAACTTTTTTAAGACTTTTTTCACAACTTGACATACCATAATGTACAATAGAGGATTTCCAAGGTCTATCGCTTTTTTTATAATCACCCATACATCCATAAAGAAAAAATAATATTATTATCACATTTAATTTCATGTTTCATACTCACCTGTTAAATTGTTATAATAAGCACTAGGATTAAATATTGTAATGCTTTTTAAATTTTCAGTTTTATCAGCAGTTTCAGATATAGGTGTGATTGAAATTTTACTTATAATATTTTTTGACCCAACATTTGAATCACTATTTTCAAATAATAAATGAGTTTCATCTTCTAACAATAATCTGTTGATAGAAAAATTATTTGAATTTTCTAAATTTAAAAAAACTAATTCCGAATTATTTAAATTTACTTGATCAATTGGAGTTCTAAAACTGATATCAATTGATTTAATAATTTTATCTGAAGTTCTAATATTTGGATATATGAACCCTTTTAAAGTAAAATCTAATGTCCATACTATTGCCCTTCTCTGCAAAAAATCTCCTAGATAATCATCTTCTACAGATGAAGAATTTAAAACAATAGGAACATCTAATTTCAATCCCATATCAGTTAAAATATTGACTGATACTGTAAATTCTGGTGTAAAATAAGGTAAAATTTGTTCTAATATTTGAGTACCATCTTCTGCATTATCGACAAATACAAACAAACTAAAATCAAAAGTATAAGGATTTGGATTGTACATCGTTTTCAAAGTTCTAGAATTTGATACATAACTTTTATTTACCATTTTGCCGATGGAATTTAATTTCCTCTCCGGATCATAATTAATTGCGGTCATCTCAAATCCAATTCTAGGTAATTTTATAGAAATTTGTTTGTCTAAATTTGGATCTGCTTCTAATCTAGCTAAAAATTTCTGTTTCGGTCCATAAGCGACCGGAACCTTTATTTTAGATACCACATTATTATTTGAATCTTTTTTTTCTATACTAATGTCGTTAAATAAAGTTCCAAATAATGCAACATATTTTCGAATTGTTTGATGGTAGAAAGTTTGTCCTAGCATTTTACTCCACTGATTAATATATTTCTATTATTTAGTTTTATAAATAGTTATATGACAACATCAATAAAAACACAAGGACAAAATTTAGTAATGTATCAAGGAGCTACATTTGAGCAAACATTTGTCGCAAAAGATAAAAATAGTTTAAACGTATCTTTATCTGCAGGAACTTGCATATCTCAAATGAGAAAAAATTACAGCACATCTAATTCTTCTCATATTTTAACATTTTCCACAACAATTAATGACAGTGCTGTGACTATTTCAGCATCTGCTAGTGATACTACAAATATGGAACCTGGTTTATATTTTTATGATGTTGAATTTAGGCAATCCGATAATGTAACTGTTGAAAAAATTGTAAATGGTATGGTAAATGTTATTGGGGAATCAACAAAAATTTAATAATTTGTTTCACTGAATGGATTTGTTTCTGAAAAATCTATGATAGAATCAGCTTCTTTTTCTATAGTATCATTTGTCGCCAGTTCATCATTAATAAAATTTTGTTCATCGGTTTGATCATAAACTCTTACAGAATTTCCATCAGAAGTTTTTATGAATTCATTATCATTAAAAGACCCTCCAGAATTGATTATTTTTATAGTAGTGGAATCTTTAAATGAAACTTCTCCTTTTAGTCCAGAATCATTGCCTATAACTATATCTCCCTTTAATATATTTGTTTTTGGGGCATCAATAGTTAATGTTGGGGGCGAAGAATATCCATAACCAGAATTGTCTATATTAATTAGTTTTAAAGATCCATTAGCATACATTTCGGTTGTAAAAGATGCTTTATAATCTTGAGCTAATCCAGTCGGATTTGAAATTGTCACGGTTGGATTAGTATAATAAAATTTACCTGAATTTACAATGTTTATTTTATCTACTATACCTCTACTGCTATTATATGAAGAAGTTGCCGTGGCATTGATATTTTCAAAATCATTATAATTTCCTGTGGGATCTGAAATTGTTATGGTGGGGACTGAATTATAAAAATTTCCACCATAGTCAATATTAATTGATTGTAAGATTCCATCAGATATAACAGGAGACATAATTGCTTTAAAATCATTACTCGTTCCTGTCGGAGAATCTATTGATATCAATGGAACTGATGAATACATTTCTCCATTTTCCGTCAAAGATATAGAAGTAATGATTCCGTTTTCTACTGTTGCAGTAGCAACTGCCTCCTTTTTTTCAAAACCTTCATAATTAATTTTGTAAGAATCATCGATATCAATTATATAATCTCTAGAAGTTGTTGGCGTATTTAAAGAATTGAAATTAGTACCATTATAATAGATATCATCTACAATGAATCCTTTTGAACCTGAATTTTTTAAAATGATTCCGCCATTTCCTGTAAATGAATTATAATTGGTAAACCACTCATCGGTCCATACTCCATTAAAAGGTGCCGTGTAATTTACAACTTCATTCGAATCGATTATTATTTTTAGATAAGTTAAATTAAAACCACTTCTACTTTTTATGAACTGTAAGAAATGCCAATTTCCATCAAGTATATCTGTTGCAGGACAAGATGGATAATGATATAATTGATTAGCAGAATCATAAGTTGTAAATTTTATCTCTCCATTTGTGTTCAATATTGATATTACACTTTGAATCTGATTCTCATTTTTAAATTCAAATATTGACACATCTGATATACCTGAATTTGTGTGTAAATTTTGATCATATTTGAACCAAAATGAAAAATTTCCTCCATAATTAATATTTGAACTATAATCACTTCTAAATTTTCTTAGTATCTGATCATTATTATTAGATTTTGAAAATTGATAAGAATAATTACCAAATTTACTATCTGTTGTCCAATTTGATGGAATCTGAATAGTGTCCTGAATTGTCACATTCGGAACATCTTTATAGTACGTACCAGAATTACCTAGAACAATAGAAGAAATATAATTAGTTCCACTGAAACTATTTGAAGTCATTATGGCAGAAGCAGTTGCAGTAATAGGATCAGTAGTAGGCGGATTAACAATTATGGTGGGATTATTGTTATAAAAGCTTCCAGGATGCGTAACGCTAACACTTGAAACTGAGTTAGATATTAATGATGATGTTGCCGTTGCTGTAATCGGATCCCCTGGACTATCTATTATTATTGTAGGATCCTCCACATAATATGCGCCAAAATTTGTGATAATAAAGCCGGTCAAACTTCTATTTGAAACTATTGCTGTTGCTGTTGCCGTTGTAGGTGATAAATCAGGATCGGTAATCGTAACGGTTGGATTATAAAAATATCCACTACCATAATCTAATATATTAATTTTAGAAATTCTATAGTCTGATATGTCCGCAGAAATTATTGCTGTATTGCCAATTAGATATTTATATTCTGAAACATAGGAATATTTTTCTTCAATTTGATCGATATCATCAATTCCAGTGTCAATAGTTTGATCATCATATTGAAATAACTCACAGGTTAAATCATAGATGGGCAATTTACCAAATTGATAAAAAATTGATTCATGCTCAACAAATTTTATTTCATACAATTTTTTATTCAATGGAAAAAATATTAAATCCCCTTCTTTAGGACGAACATAATCCAGAATTTCTAAATTTTCCCATCTTCTCCTAGCAATTGAAAATGTAACCTGGTCTCTTATTTCCAATCCAAATCTAGAAATAAAATCTCCATCTCCTTCAAACCCATCTACCGATTTTACATACATCTCTACTAGAAAAGAACTATTAAATTCTGATATTGTATCTTCTAAATATAGTTTATCCAAATTAACCAATGTTCTCGGTAAATAATATACATCAATTCCAAAATTTTTGATAGATTCAATAATTAAATCTTGATGTAGATTTTGTTCAGGAATATTTTGAAAATGATTGAAATATGGATTCGTTGGCATTAACCTGGTCCTACCATAAAATCTATTGGTAATTGATATTTAATTTGAACTTGTTCTTCTATTTCTCGTAGTTCATTTACGGCATCATCGAATAATTGTCTACCATCGAGCGTTACACCTCCTGGCAATGAAACTCCTTGGTATTTTATTAGATTTGATCCCCATTGTTTTTTAAATAATGCAGTAACATATCTTTTTAAAAACATATCGTTATAAATTTTACCATATAAAGACGGATCAATAATTCTATATGCTTCTACAACAATATATTCGCCAATATCTATATCGGAAACCCAATCCATATCCAAATATAATCTGCTTTGATGTCTATTGAATCTTATAGGTTTTTTACCAACAAAAATATCATTCAATAATTGTATATGCTGCATTGACATTTGGTAATTTATGATAGAAGTTGCCGTTAAATATGGCAATTCATTTAAATGAAATTGATATCTAAAGGAAAACATATCACTTGTAGTTTGTCCCCCTCCAGTATCTTGTATGTCAAAAATACTAATAACTCCCGTTATTGAATCGGTCAATGGAATGTATTTGTTATCAACATCTCCAAACACTACTGGATTATCAATTGCATCGACAATCGCAGAACTTCCAGATTTTTTACCTATGATAGTTTCACCACTTGAGAAACTAGATGACACATTATTATTTGAAATTCCAGTACTATCTTTGTGATTTTTGAATGTTATGAAACTTGAATTCGAAGTTGTTAATGTGGCAGAAGCATTCGATGTTTGTCCCTCTATAATTTCACCATTTGAAAAATCACCTATGACAGTATTAACAGAAACCGTTGATCCTGTTATTTGATGACGGTGATATATTTTTTCAATAGAATCAAAGTGATATTCCTGAAAGTATTGTAAACCCTCGTCTATTCTGTCCTCAAGTTGATCATCATCAACATTAATTTCTATGACCGGTTTTCCAAGAGTTCTCAGACAATATTGTTTTAATTCTTCTCTAGATAATGGTTGCGACATTTATTTCCAATTTTAATTTAAGAAATTGTTGGGTTAAATAAATTTAAAATGGTACCGGCACTATTATAAATTGGAATTGCACAATCCACTTGATCTCCGGTCGAAGCTTTTGCTGATAATCTAGCTGATATTTTTACATTTTTAGTAAACTCGGACATACCATCAAATTTTGACTTATTTGAAGTTACCCATAAACCAGGTGTTTTTACGTTACCCGTTTCATTTATGACACCATTAGTTCTTATAGTTATTTTTTGACAAGTAATATCACCTGCATTGGTTATATTTCCATAACTTGAACCATCGTAACCAAGTAAATTCAGTGATGTGCCTCTGATTCCAGCACCAGATATAGAACCCGTAGTACCTGCTGAAAGACTGGTACCTGTAATTGCTCCTTGTGCGGTTATATAAGAACTAGATGTTATGTACGAACTTGCAACTATCGAAGTTGCATTCACTCCTTGAAAAGTAGATGTTCCACCAGTAGCATTAAAATAAGTGCCCTCAACATAACCAGTTGCACTATAATTACCTGCTACGCTTACCGATTGATAAGTCACAGATGCTGCTCTTATATCTCCAGTTACAAATATATCTCCCGATACCGTAAGATCTTGAGTGACGGAGGCATTTCCAGATATGTAAACATTACCGTTCTCATTAGTAGGCCACGAAACTTTTAATGTACCTCCTGCTATTGAAGATTCACTTCTACTATCAACTGTTAATATTCCAGTTGATTTTAAATTCTTCTTTGTCCATAAATCTCCGTTGGTAGTTATAGCACCTTCTGAATATGTAGTTCCATCAATAGTTGTACTACTTTTAACATGTAAATTACCGTCCTTAACTATTAACCCGTTTTTTACATATAATTTATTTTGGATATAATTATTAGCGGTTGTACTTAATACTTCTAGTTTTCCGTTGACAACTTTAACACCTGTAGAATTAGTTGTATTTCCTGTTGTTATAACCAATGAATTTGCAGTTATTTCGCCATCAAAAGTTATATTTCCATTTGCTGTAAGTTTATTTCCTTTGAAAGTAGCATCTTTATTAACTGTTAAAGTGTCTTTCAATAATGTTTGTTTTTCAACAAAAAGTCTATCATGTATGGTTAAATCTTTTGTAATTGTGGTATTTCCGGTAACATACACATTACCCTCATTGTTGGCTTTAACTACTGTTAATGTACCGCTTCCTAGTTTATTGACATTATCAGTCCCTGTGCCTATAGTTTCAATGTATTTTTGACTATAAAAATGTAAATCAGTTGTTATTTGTTTACCGGCACTTATACTTCCTGTTACAGTTAAATCATCATCACCAATAATATCTCCCTGAGATACTCTGAGTGTTCCATTAATTATATCAACATCACCTCGACCAATTGTTAAAGTTCCTGCAATGTAATTATTAACCAGAGGATTATCGACCCATAAATATCCTCTAGGTTCTAATTCCTCATGGCCTGCATAAGTATGACCAACCGCATTTGGATTTTCTCCTCTTACGATTAAATTACGATTTATAAACAAATCGTCACTACCAATTATGTCACCTTCAGATACATTTATATTACCTATTACTGTAGCGTCTTGTTCAACTCTTAAATTCCTAACATTTAAATCAGTATTTTGCATATCGAAATCACCGGAACCCTTGATATTTCCTGATATAGTCAAATCACCAAATATTTCAGTATTACCTTTATTATTCAATCTGCCTACTATCCAAGTATTACCGTATTTAACTCCAGTATCCGTATATTCTCCAGTCACAGTTAATGCAACACTTTCCAAAACATCATCTTTTATATTAACCAAAGAAACAGCATTTTGAGAATATACCAAACCAGAAATATTTACATTTGCCGTAACATCTGTATTACTTCCATTAAACTTTACATTACCGCCTACAGTTAAATTTCCTCTGGAAAATGTGTTAGAACTAACACTATCAATATATAAATTTGCTCCAAAAAATCTAGTATTTCCGTTAAAATTAGAAGTTCCTTTTACATGCGTATTTGATGTAGATGAGCTTACAATTACATTCTGTCCCGTGTGATATAGTTTACCATCGAATGTTACTGTTTTATTAGTAGAATCAAAACGAACATCTCCATCAAAAAAAGAATCTGTTTTTACATGTAAATCTTTATCGACCGTAAGATGGTCTTTCATCAAAACATTGCTTTTAAAATAAGCAAGAGGATTTACTGTAAAAGGTCCAGTGTAATCAAATAATGCATTGCCACTTACTACAAAATCACCATCAAAAGTAACTCCTCCTCTCGCATCTAATGGACCTTGTACGAGTAAAGATGTCTCAAAAGTTGTAGGATGTCCAAATGTAAATTGACCATCCGCTGGATTAGGCCCAGTATCTGTAAATGTTACACTACCATTTGCCAAAGAAATATCACCATCAATTGTCATATCACCATTTGCCGTAACATGTTTATCAATATGAACATTATGTTTAATTAAAACATTATTGGCAACTGTCATTTTTCCTGGAAATAATAAACTATTGTTATATTGATTGAATTCTATACCCCAATATTCTGGTCTACGATTTTTTGCTTCATTTCCAGGACCTGCATCCCATATAATTTGACCCATTCCTAAATAACTGTATCCTTGTCTTGTTCCTCCTGGATAGGTGGCATATAATGTTGTACCTGATGTGCTGTCTGTAGCATTTTCTCCGATTCCAAAAATAGCATATCCATCAGTTCCATGTGCATCCATCAAAAATATAGTAGTATTTCCATTCTGATGAACTACATTTGAATTAATTCTCATCTCATTTCCATTGAAAATCGAATTTGCCTCAACACCTAAAGTTCCTCCCACATGCAATGTATGCCATGCTGTACCATCTCCAATTACTTCAATGACTTCGTTGGGTGCCACTGCGGTTGGTTCGTTGGTCTGTCTTTTAATTAGAATGGTTTCACCATCTACCAATGATAAATTAACACCTACTTTGCCTAATGATTCCACATTTAAAACTTTACCATCATTGTTTTCTACAAGAAGTGTATCTCCTAAATTATCAGCATGAGTTCTTACGTAAAGAGATGATCCTAAAGTACCTGCTCCTTCGCTAACTATACTCACCAAATTTGAGGTATGATCTGATATGGATCTAACAAATATAGCGGAACCTGATGTTATATTATCTGAAAAAATATCAATAGTGTTTGCTGTTGTATTCTCAGAGTCAACAAAAATAGAATAATAATTAGAATCAGAATTTATATACAAACCTCTTCCGGATTTTGTATATAAATCCATCAATCTTGTTCCTGAAGCATCTTCATGATTCTGATTTAGAACAAATAACTTTCTTGAATCATTAGTTTGATTATCATCATTTAATTCTACAATAGAACCTGTCCAATTAATGGTTGAAGTTCCATATCTCATATTAAGTAAAGAACCGGTGGTCAATGTAGTGGTTCTAATATCGATTATATCAGATGTTGATTGATCACCATCAACAACAACTGCAGATCTATTTCCTTTATCAGCATTAATATAAAGAGCATAAGTATCGTCTAAATTATTCTGATGGATATGTAATTTTCCTTGAATATTTTCAAACGAACCTTGTGTTGCAATTTCTAAACTTCCTCCATTATCAGGATAAATTTTTACTGTTTCAGATTGATTAACACCTAATGTTAATTTGTTTGAATCATTACTATATTTTATGAATCCTTTTGTAGGTGATACAGCATCACCGAACTTTATATGTGAATTTGAAGTGGTATTTGCTAAAAAAGTCATTCCGACAGAAGTATTACCCTCAACTACCAATTCATCAGAATTGGCATCAACTGTAATTTTTTGAGAATTGACATCCGCAAAATCTCTTCTAATATGCAATCTACCAGAAGATGATACGGGATATCTCAAAGATCCTGGACCTGACCATTCCGGAAACTTACCAATACCAACATTAGCGTCATCATTTGATGCAAATATTGCGCTGGTATTAGTTATTAAATAGTAACCTGTGTTAGCCGTAAAATCTGATGAATGTATTAGTCCTGAGTAAAATTCAGAAGAATCATATTTTCCCCCTAAAACCGTAGCACCTGTAAAATTATGAGTTCCACTTTGCACAGTAATTGTTCCATAATAAGTACTATTGATTTTTAGACTAGTTCCATGAATCGTTCCAGCAGTTCCTGTTCCTCCTGAAGGCACATAAGGGTAAACATTAAGTATCTGCACTTCACCCAAATTTGTTATCACTGCTTCTGTAAAATCTATTTGCGATTGTCCATCCGCTCTTAAATCTTGACCATTTAATAATATTTCACTATCTCTTATTTGAACACTTTGAATGTAAGAATCAGGATTTGAACCGCTTACGGTAGAACCACCTCGAACTTTTATTTGACTAGCGATTCCTAGAGAAACAACATTTGCATCTGTAAAATCAACAATAGAAGATTGGCCAGTAAATGTTAATTTAACACCAGTGACGGTATTGGCGGATACAGAATTTGAAGAGATAACATTTATATATGTCGCACCAGTGAAATCTGTTGTAACAATAGCATCGATAGGATCATCATCCGATGATTCTCTCAAAACTTTCAATGCTTTGTTAGTTTCGTTTCTCCAGTCTTCAAAAGTATTGATTAATTCTACGTCTATTAAAGTTTCAGATATTGCCATTTCTTAATCCTGAGAAATTTTTTCTAATATTTTTCGCAACATACATTTTAATTCGAATATTTCACTCTTCAAATTATTTATTTCATTCGAATGATTCATTAGCAAATTATTTTGTTTTACTTTATTTCGATGATTATCAAGAGTTTTTTTATCATTTCTTATAATCGCATTAGAATACGTATCTTTAAGATACTTTGGATCATCTGTTTTCACAATCATGGAACACCTACACTATCCAATGCGATTGCTTTCATGTCTAAAATTTTAGGTATCCCTATAAATGTAGTTTGTACATCTCTATTCAAGGTAAATGCTATTTTTATAGCAAATGTTCTAAAAGTATCAAATAAAGACCCATCAGAATTGGTGTAAGAAATATATTCATCTTTGGTTCTAAATACAAAATTCTTAGTATCATTTTCATTTAATGAATATGTTGATTCTGCTGTATCTTGTACCATTGCAATGTAAGGTTTTTCATCAAAAGATTCTGGATCACTATTAGATAAAACTTTATAATATACATGTATATTTGATCCTCTAGGCTTGTAAGCATTCAAATATATTCTCAAATCTCTAGCATCAAAATTTTCTTCCAAAGTAACACGTTTACTAATATATCTTGATAATAAATTTCCGCCAAATGAATGACTTACATTTGCGGTCAACATCTCTTCTGGTTTTGCTCCTTCGCCATTAACCTTAACAACCATCGAAGTTGTTGAAGCAACATTATCAGTCAACACTCCAGGTGAACCACCATCATAAATTGTTATTGTAGGTGTCGTCACATAACCTGAACCAGGATTTACAACATATACACTTTTAATACTTGTATTTGAAAAAACTTCTGCAGCCAATGTTGCTCGGTCTGTTCCATAATCTGGCATTGAAACTTCAAATAAATCTGTATTACCATGCGCATCAGTATCATATCCCTGACCAGTATTCGTAATTATGATATTATTATTTGTAATCTCTCCATTATTTAATATATTCTCTACAGTTATGAAACCCATTCTAGTAACATCAAATACTGGAGATAATTTGGTATTTGTTGTTTCAAAATACAAATTTATCATTAAAGAATTAGAATACTGCGCATTATTTACATCAGACATATAAGTGATTTGTTTTTGCTGTTGCAAATCAACCGTTTTATTAGGAGTAAATCTAATTTCAGGATTTCTTGTTATGGAATCTTTTTCTGTCAAAGAATGTTTAAAATCTACGAATGTATCAGTAAATTCTAATTGATCTGTCATTAACTTAAAAGTATCAAAATAAGTATTAGAATATTTTTTATTTGCTGAATACAGTTCATTCTTAAAATTTGCCAGACCACTTAATGCTGAAAATTCACACATATATACTTCAAACATTAATCCTGAATTGTTTACACGATTGTATGTACCAGTATTTGTTGGTAAAAATAAAGACCCCACAAAATCATTTTTATTAACAGTCAAGGAATCAAACGGATTAGTTCCTGTAATTAAAGCATTTACATCAAAACCATATAAATTGTATGAACTACTATTAGAAAGTAAAGTTATCGCATATTCGCCAGGTTCAACATAAACAGGATGATCAAACACAAAATTAGTTTTAGATCCTTTATCCAAACCACTTGCGTTTGGTGTATTTGAGTTGCCAAGTTCTAAATCGGGATAAATTTGCTGTGAAGTTAAAGCATCTGTTTGTGCAGTTGGTGTTTCAGTATTTGCTGTTACTCGTCCTGGACTTAATATTACTTCAGATCCTGGAATTATAACCGATGGACTAGGATTACCATTAACAATTGGCCTTAATTGCAAAGTGACTGGAGTTTTCGCTCCGACAGTATCATCTTTTGTTCTAAAAAATAAAACCACTCTCTCTAAAAAAACACCTTTTGGATATAAATCTTCACTGATGTAAAATGTTTGTGCCAATGGATGATAATAGTTTGTCGTACCTGTTTCATTAGATTCTAAGACATCTTTGATTATTATTTCACTTGCGATATCGTTTCTTCTTAAAATTAATGGACGTGTAGAAAATATTCCATTTTCATTTTTATTATCGATTAAACCTTTAGAATAAAAAGTTTGTTCGGCAACTGATGTTGTTAATTCTGGTATATTTTCAGAATCATCACACACTCTAAATAATAAATCATTAGATTTAAAAATTGATGATGGTACAAAAAATTCTCCAGCTACTACTCCATCTTGATTAACAGACAATTGCTGATCTTGTAGTGTAAAATTTTGAATGCTTTCGATTATTCCTTCACAAAAATGTTCTTTACCTCTGATTTTTTGGCCTATTCTAAACGAATCTTCATTGGAAAAATTTGTTACCATTATAGCACATGAATTGATAGTATTCCTATCTGACATGAAAACAACTGTAGCAGTATTTCCTGCCTGGTCTTCGGAACCGGGTTCATCTAAAATTTCAATTTCCTCGTAATTATTTGGTGTTGTTCTAAAAACGTTTGCGGTATTTACATTTTTGAGATTAATAATAGTTGCTTGTTTTATTTGATTAGTCACTCTAGTATCACCAAAAAATGCAAAAACATTTTTATTTGGTTTTAATCCTTTGGCTAAGAATGTTATTTTTTGTTCCCTTACTCCAAATACAACACTCATATTCAAAACTTTGTTGCCAAAAGTTTTTATTATTTGTTCTGGAATATTTCCTGTTGTGAGTCCAGATAAAGTTTTTTGTTGATTTGTCGTTGTGGTAGAACGATCACTGATAGATGGACTTCCTAAATCAACAATACCGTTTTTAGTATCATTATTGATTTGTTTGCCTGACCAAAAATCTTCCCAATCTTTCCACTGAGAACCATGACCATTTTTATATTCTATTTTTCTCCAGTTATCAAATTGTCCCTCAATATTAACTTTAATATTAGCTTTATTAACCGTGTCATACCATATATCACTAGGAGGATCTAGAAACATAGATCCAATATAATTCTGTAAACCCGGACTTATCTGAATAGTCTTTTGAAACGATGCGCCATTCCAATTTCCTGTTGTTAATTGACTAACAATAGGTGTTTTTATAAACGGTAATGTCAAAATTCCAGAATTATTTACAAGAGTTGTTGAATCAGTGTCAATATTAAATTTAAAAGCATCACTATAAAATGAAGGTCTTAATTTTTTATTTTCAAAATCTATTGCACATGAATAATCTAAATTCAAAACATCTCCAATATTATGTCCGGAGAAAGGATCTACTAATATACCATTTTTAAATCTATCATTATTATTCGAATCAGTAATTACTAATCCGTCGGCTTCTTTTTCCATCAAACTCAATGATGTATAATATTCCAATGTTTCTATTCTACGTTCTAATTTTCCAATATCCCTCATAGTATATCTTTTATTATCAATATATCGTATCTGCACATCACTAATTAATGAGGTATATGGTGCTAAGTCTAGACTATATAATGTCAAAGAATCTTCATCATCTGGAGGTAATACAGGTTCTAAATCAGATATACCTTCTATAACTCTAAACTGTCGGTCTTTACCTAGTACTAACTTATCTTTTCTTGGTAGATAGTGATTATAACTACATTCAAATGCAAAATCATAATCAGGCATACATTTTTGAGAAAAAACGTTTGATGTTAGAATATCATTTGTTGATGATGATCCAAATTGATCTTCCGTTTCAATACCAACTCTTTTAGGTCTAAAATCTATAACATCTCGTAAATTGAAAGTTTTTCCTGTAGTTGGACTTGTATAATATGGTATGCTTTGATATTGAGTATTACCGGTTCCTGAATAAATGTATGAATCAACGGTAAAAGGTCCAAAACCTTCATGATTATAGTAATTCAAAATTACTAAAATTTGACCTGCTGGAACAGTAGCATTATTTTTTAATCTAATATTCGCATAATTATAGTAATTATCTTTTTGACCGTTGTCAAATATAAAATCATTTGTTACATTATAAATACTTGGAATTCCTGTTGTTTGGGAAGAAATTGCCGCCGCAACCATCGCATTTGATACATTTTGATTCGGATTTCTTGAGTCTACTATTGTTACTATTTCTTTAACATCTGAGATTTTTAAACTATTAATAGCACCAGGACTGTAATCTAATTCTGTTCCGAATGCTATTTGTCCTTGCTGTGCTTGAACCAATGATGGGGTAAGAGTCGAACTTCTTGAATCAACAACTGCTCCACTAGTATTGCCTGAAACTAATATTTTTTTACCTATGAGTCTACCTTCATCAGCATCTGATGCTATCATTGTGGCAACTACATGAATATATTTACCCTCATAATTAAAATTTATACTGTCAGGATGTGTTGACCCCACATTTATCTGCAATTGTTCTGCTCCATTCAATGATGTAATAGATCTACCGGCAGATAATCCTGTGCCTGATGTATTAGAAAATTCAATATAATCTCCTTCTACACCCGTTTGAGATGAATCTGGATCTAAAACAGTAACTATGTAATTTTGCTCTGCTTGTGATTCCGATAAAGTCAAATTTGAAATCGTTCCTGGATAAAATTTTTCCTTAGAACCAAAAGGAGTATTTAAAGTTGCAACATTACCTGTTAATGGCTCATAGAATGTTCTCTTAAATTTATATTCTCTGTTTGATGTCGATTCTATTGCTTTATTATTAAATGGAAATATCAAAGTTCTCTGATCATCATTATCATCAAATAGTACTGTTTCTCCTTCTTCAGTCAATGTATTTTTACCAGTAACATCAACATTAAATGCTGAAGTGATTACTGATGTGCCCCCTCCAGTATCCTTTAATTTTATACCAGATTTAACATCTTTCAATGAAAAATTAATTGAAAAAGTAGAGTCTGATTGTGTAGGTTGGGTGAGTGGAGTGTCTAAAACTGCAGTATATTGCACACTGGGATCACCATTCACACTTGTTCCAGTATAAGAAATAATTTTTCGTATATCACTTGTGACAACACCTAAAAAACTAGTATTAACAGTAATTGTCGCTCCAAATAAACAATTTGGGGTTTTATAATAATCATCAATCGTTATTAAACTGGTATTAGAATTCGATGCTGTTACTGTGCTATCGTGCTTTGAAAATCTAAAATCAAATAAATGCATATTAAAAGTCGATGGATATAATCTATGATAAGTTCTATTAACACTATCGGTAGCATATTTACTGTCGATGGTTAAAGATCTACCTCCATGGTGGTCTATTTGTCTAACTCTTGCTGTTCCGATTTTAGTTCTATTTGTATCATCAGTTGATAAAACATCAATACCCACAAAAGATATCTCTGCATCAGCATCTGAAGTTATAAGATTCACAGTTCCATCAGTTCTTGATGTTGATGGCCATTTTACAATATGTAAATCAACTATGTCCATACCAGAACCTCCCCCATCTGCTGTATCTATTCCGGTATCTAAAACATTATTAGCAAAAAAATCAGTTACCCGCATATAAGGACCAAATTCTAGTCCTTGCTGTTCACTCACAACATTTCGTAAATCTCTAGCCTTTTTAAGATCGACATACTTTGTTGTTATAGTTTCATGCTCATAACCTTTTACATATGCTTTTCCTGGTCCTAATTGTAATGTTAATTTTGATTCTACACCAATATTTTGATTTTCTGTGCCATTTCCTAAAGATTTTCCTGTAGATAATATCAAATATGAAGTATTTTGTATTGTTCCTACAGTAGCTGTTTTTGCAGTGTTACCAGATAAATAAATGACATCGCCTTGATTTAAATCATTGACAAAGTTAGTTCCTGTTCCATCTAGATTGTCCGATGTATTTTGTGTAGTTCTAGGACTCGCCACACCAAAAATTTTATGTTGTAAAACATCAATAGGAAAAGGTCTGACTGTAAAATCACCGTTAGTATCATAAGTTCTTCTCGCCAAAGTTTTTTCTATTTCACCTAAAACAGGATATACTATTTCTTCAGTTTTTTTACCGTTTTCAATCCTTAATAATTCAATAAAATTTGATGTTACATTTTTTTCTATTGGATTTACAATACCTCTAATGTACTCAACATCACCTATTACAGGAGTTGATGGTTTACCTTGTATATTAAAACTAAAAGAAATACTAGTTCCAACTTCTGAAATTACATGCTTACCGTTCACTGTGTTATCAAGTGCTCCAGTAACAACAACTGTATCTCCAACACTTAAATTATGATCTGTGGCAGTTGTTATATTAATTTTACCAGATTTTAAATCTTTTTCATCAACCGCAAAAGTTACACCAGCAGGTATGATTTTTTTACCTTTTTCATAAAAATCTTTTTTCACCAATGTTAAAGAAATTTTATATCTATTCCCTCCAGGTGCGCTAAAATTAGGATATCCCAATGCATTATCTAACAATGTTGTATCATCAATGCTGGATACAATTCTTTCATCTATTTCTAAACCTATTCTATTTGTGGGGGTATTGGAATATTTTTCAAGTATTATAGTTTGTTTCGGAATATATAAAAAATATCCTCCAATATAAAAAATACCTTCACTGATTCCACAAATAGAACCACTTTTTGATGATAGGGATGTAACTAATGTTTCGGAAAATAATATTCCTTCTGAACTATCAGTTACAACTGCAAAATAAGAAACTCCATCATCTATTGTATTAATAACTTCACCATCTAAAAATAAATCTTCACCAAAATAATTTATCATAATGGTGTTGTTATCTATATTTGTATACGTAGATGCGGCAATAACTTCTGCCTTTGCCAAAGAAGTTTGTCCTTGAATGGTTCTACCAACTAAATTATTAACATCTATCTCTTGTCCTAAATACTCTACTTTTAGTGTCAATGAATTTATTTTTGTATTGAGAGTTAACTCGCCACCAAAAACTCTTGATCCCTCGACAAAATTAACTTCACCTAATTTTTCTATTTGATTTAAAAGTATGGATTGTATTTGATTTAATTCTCTCGCTTGTACAGAAAACCCTGGTCTAAATAAAATTTTATAAAATTCATTGTCTTCAGAAAAATCATCAAAATATGGTGATATATTAAAATTTTGTGTAAGTTTAGGCATTTGTTAAAACTCCAGAATTATCTTATAATTTTCAACCTGATCGGTAACTCTTTGAACTTTTTTCTTATTCTCTATGTAAAGTATATCACCGGAATAAGGTTTCATATCTCTATCTTTAAAAACATTAATTTTTGCCGTAGCGCCAGATTTGTTTCCTGTTATTACAGAATTTACTGAAAAATCACCTAAAATCGAATTAACTCTCATAGTAGATCTGCTTGTAAAATCAACTAAAAAACCATTAGCTGTACTAGATTCTAGTGTTTCTCCGACATATATTTTTTCATCTATTAAAAATCTACCTGATAATTCTATTAATTCTAATGTTATCATCTGACTAGCATACGCAGAAGTATAAAATTCATTGTTGGAATTTAATGGATCTCGTAAAATGCCAAATTGTCTATAATCATTAGTTGTGGTAAAATATCCAAATTCATTGCTCGTTAATGTGGTATCAATCATTAATCTGTTACCATTTAACTCTTCAATAGCATTTTTTCCGTGCCCTCCAACTGGCCCTATTATTATTTTCGCAGTTGCGCCTTGACCATGCTGACTATTAGCACTAATAATAGCGGTCCCTCTACGATATGAATATCCTTTATTTGATATCAGTGTACTTGTGATACCATGTGTTGCATTTCCTAAAGTTCTTGCGGTAGCACCAACACCATCTCCTTTTACAGTCAAACTGGGTGAAATTATGTATCCGGAAGAAGTATTAGGTGTTACAACAAAAGGAGTTTGTGTTATAATTCTACGAGATTGAGAATCATATCTAATTATCTTAGACTGTTCACCTTGTCCTGCATTATTTGATATGTAAATGGTTGATCCGACATATATGTTATCATTTTGATTATCTGCCGATGAAGATAAAAACATCGCTGTCGAATTCAATACAGATGTGAACCTCCCTTCACTAAATACATATGTCGAAATAGAATCTGCTGTCGATTTTGCCAATGCGCCAGATGTCAATCCTTTTATGGTTTCAGTATTTGAAAATTTTTCTCCGGGATAACTAACTATAATTTCTGTATTACCTGTCTCAAAATATTCTAGTGTTGCATAAATATCACTGACACTAGAATATAAAGTTTCTCCAACTATAAAATCTTGTGTATCACCATCATTATTAACTGGTTCAGTTTCTAAAAAAACTTTAAAATATCCATTAGAAGTTTTTGAGATAATATCTATCGCACCATCAACGGCAGAATCTTCAACATCTCTTTGATTTCCAACAACTGATTGTACTGTTACTTTTTGAACAGGAATAAAATTATCGTCAGAAAATTTTAAAATATCTTGTGGTTTTATGGTGTACATGTATTTCCACTTATAACCATCGGATGTTTCTATAACATTCAATCCTGTACCTGTTGGCTTAACAGTTGAGAAGCCATTCGATAAATTATTCTGTAAGCATTTATAGACATTATTGTCATCTGTCACTACATAAAAATTTTTATCAAACATATCATTCACATCGTGAGTGTATGCAAAATAATCAGAACTAAATGACCATTCTATTCTTGGTATAATATGTTTAACATCTCCAGGTTTAATTTTTTTTGCAGATAACATATCATCCCAATATTTGAAATGAGTATTTGCTATCGATTGTGTAGGGCCAGGAGGATTTTCTTCATTATCCCATTCATCAGTTTTACCGATAAAAAGATACATATTAGTCGGATCTATTTCCGATAATGATTCAACAATTTGTTCCGCAATATGAATTTTAAAATTATTTGTAATTAATCTAGGCATATTAGTATTTATTAATTTTAATTAAGATTTAATTTCTATGGTTATCTCTACATCATTAAAAGGAGTTTTTGGTTCAAAAAGTAATTTTCCTTCTAATGATGTAGTGCCACTGTATAAAAAGTTTTGAGTACCTATACCATCTTCTAATAATAATTCTCCAGTATCATTAATCGATGACACGACATGCATATGATTATTTGAACCGTCATAAGGTAAATTCAGATGTAATATGTCTCCTTTTTCTTCAAGATCCAAATTTCTTGTCGATTGCAATCTAAATGTTTGATTATTGCTACCATTACCTAACGGAACACTTAAAACTAATTCTTGATTCTGTATTGTAGTATCTTCGGTTATCATTCTATCAAAAATGCTATTTTCAAGTAATAAATCAGAATCATCATTCTCTAATTTTATAACACTAAAATCAATTATATCAACAATTTTTGCAATTTTATCATCTTTGGAAGAAAGAGAAATGATATCGTTTACCGTTAAATCTTTATGGAATCTAGTATTTATACCTTTTAGCGTGGTTATTCCATCATTTAAACCATTCGCAGTTGTATATCCTCTTACTGTTTGTTCCAATATCAAAAATGATTCAAATTGTTTTTTATCATAATTTGTTTCAGAAGGATTTAAACTTTCTAAAGAAAAATATACAGTGCTTGTATCATCTTCTAAAATAATAGGAACATTATTGTAAAAATTTTCCGTTATTAAATTAAAACTACCTTCTGCCTCAGAATCAACTCTAGTTTTAGTTGATACACAAGATGAATTTATAATTGATACTATTTCTACTTCTTGGTCATTGTTAGTTAAAGTTATAATATCTCCGATTTCAAAATCATTTTGGAAATCAGAAGATAAAACATTATATAAATTTGCCGTGGAAAAATCAGGAATTATATCATCATCAATATTGAAACGAACAGAAATTTCAAAAGTTTTTTGATCTATAATATTTTCTATCAAATATTCATTATCATAAAACCTAAATTTCTGTCCTCCAAAAACAGTATATAATGGGGAATTTTGAATTAAAACCGTATCATAGTTTTTTAAATTGTGATTTATTTCTGTTTCAATTTTTATAGTTCGCAAAGAATAATCCAAATTTTTCACTTTTGGTAATGGATAATTATAACTATTGGAAAACATCAAATTAGAAGTATAATTTATTATTCCTGCGGTTATATTATTTGTATAGACATTAGTGTTTAAATCAAATCCAGTATTACTATTTAAGGTGTGAGTTAATAATTGTATATTATTATCTTGATCAACAGTTATTTTACTGATTATAGATCTATACTCTTTACCATCGGATAATCTTTGATAGAGTGGATCATTTAATTTAAATTGATTAAAATTACTTTCTCGATAAAAATAAGTTTCTAGTCCTATTAAAGAGTATCCGTCTTCCATGACCAAATTATCATAATTTTCTAAAACAAATAAATTTTGTTTGGTATATGCAACAGGATTACTCAGTGTTAATAAACTAATTGTATTTTGACTATCCGTAGTTATTTTGCCATAATAATTATGTTCTAACTTTAATTCCCCAAAAGATGTTTTGAATTTTTGCTCATTATCAATTATAATGCTGTTATTAGCATCATAATCATCATTCAATTTTTTAATTGTACTCGTAGCAGATATTATATTATTTCCGCCCTGAACTCTAACTAAAGTACCCGATCCATAATCACTAACATTTTTTCTTACCAAATAATTTATTTGATGATTAGGTTCAAAATAGGATTCGGCAATAATTTTTTTGACATCTTGATTTTCTAATAATATTCCTGATCCATCTTCAAATGTTAAATAATTATCAAAACTAAAATTAATATCATCAGTTGGTATCACATACTCACCAAACATTTTTGTGCCTGCAGGATGTATTAATTTTTTCAATAGTTGTTCATATTCCGCAAACTGTATTTTATTTTTCAATACATACGAAAAATCTTGATAATAATAACCATCATATATTTTTTTGTTATAACTTAAAAAACCATTTTCATCAAGATACTTGCCTGAGGTATTTGCTATAGTTCCTATATTTGCAGTCAATATAGCATTACCATCTCCTATTAAATTTGCAGAAACAATTGGATTCGTAGTATAACCTGCACCAGGATTAGTTATCTCTATTTCTCCAATTGCACCTGCATCATTTTCCTTCGCAGAACCAACAATTCTAGCATTTTCCCCTTTATCTAAATTTATTGAGAAAACAGATCCGGAATTTGTCACATAAGCTTGTGCTCCACTATTATATCCAACAATAAAATCATTTTCTGAAAAATCTACTGTAGAAATCAAAAATCTATCAGAAACATCATGATTATATGGTATTGTAAATTTTACGTAAATACCTTCATGAAAAAATAAACTTCCTGTGACTGGTGTTGTAGCATTCTCATCTATTTCGTATTGAAATGCGTAATCATTTAAAACAACAATTTGATTTTCTCCATTATAAGAATTATCAACTGAACCAACTACATTTACATTAATTCCTGTTGTTAAACCATGCTTGTATAGGGTTGTAGCAATTGCTTTATTGCCATCTTTTTCTATCGATTCTATAGGAAAATCTAGTCTTTGCCAATCGGCAGTCATCGATATTGGATCTGAGATGTAATCTATGTCGGTAAGATTATCCGCTATATCAATGTTTTTATCATTTGCAACTAGTCCTCTTCTAATTTTGAATTGATTAGGACCTGTTCCTTTGCCTCCTTCAGTCACCAATAAATCATATATGGTTGGATTACTAGGATTGATGTAACTAGAATTATTAACCGTCAAGTCATTAGATCCTAATCCGTAAGTTCCCAAATATTCAGAATTTTTCATTCGCATTCTGAAGGGACTAAAATCTAACTTTTCCCCGTCATATACTAACCCTAAAAATGTACCTATTTTACTGCCGCCATTGCTGGTAATCGAATATATTCTTTCTCCTGGCGTGAAAGAACCTGTTATAGAAGGAGTAAATACTGATGAATCAGGATCTTTGTTTAAATTTAAGATCAATACACCACTATCTTCTGGAATTTTTACGGTTATTCGGTCAGTTGCGGTAATTTTGGGCAATGCCTGATATCTCGAACCAATAACTAAAGTTTTGATGGAAGATATTGTCCCCGAATTTAATTTTCTGAAACCAAAAGCATCTACTAATCTATCGTAATGACCAGCATTTGGATCTCCTGATAAGCCATATTTTGATGCCGAAAGTCTTACGCCTGCAAAATCAAAAATGATGTCATTATTAAATGAAAAAGTGTAAGAATTAGTTATAGAATTAATTCTACCGGCAAAACCTGATCCTTGTGTTCCAAAATTGTTCACCGTTAAAATTGAATCTGTTGTATAACCATCACCTCCATCTAATATATCAAAATCTGTTAAAATTCCTGATGCTACATCCTTAACTCTAGCGGTTGCTTCTAACCCTCCTCCTCCTGTTATGGTTAATAAGTCTCCAACACTATAATTAGTTCCAGGACTTATTATGTTTACCTTATTGAGAACACCATAAGTAGTACCTTGTGAAAATTGGTCATCGACAACATTTGTTTTTACAACTTCTCCTATGACAAATCTTCCTGATAAATTTTTTAAATATAATTCTGTTATTGTTAAATTTCCAATGGCAAATCTATCAACCCTATCTATCACAGCACTAGCTAAACTTTTAACTCCTGTTATAAGTCTGCCCTCAAAATCTGTTAAATCATTGCTTGTTTCAATTCTAAGTATACTGTCAGATGTCCAATCACCCGATGAAAGTTTAAATATGTCTTCTTTGGGGGTGTAAAAAACTAAATTTTGCTCGTTATATAATGATTTGAATAAAAAATCAAATGTGACATTTGTGCCTTTTGATCTATAAACTTCAATGATGTGTTTAATAACGTTTGATTTATCTGCTTCTATGTTTAAATCAAAATTGTGTAAAAATGTTTTAAATAAAATATCTATAAAATTTGTTGTTGATGTATTCAAGTCTATATTTTTCAATAAAGATCTTGATGCAAAAATTGGATTTTTAAAAAAAGAATTTACGTTTGCTTCAACTCTTGATGTTTGTCCTTTGATTACCTCATTTTGTATGAAATCAACTCTTGTTAAATCTTTTACGTAAATTTTATCATTAGATATGAAAGTATCTCTATCAATAGTTGCGGTCGCACCTGATTCTTGTCCAACTATTTGCTCACCTTGAATAAAACCGCTAAGATTATTTCTTCCACTTTCTAATATCAATACAAAATCATCTTCTGTCAATAAACTATCTTCACCATTTTCAATATAAAATTTAAATTCAAATTGAGTAACATTTTCAACGGTTAATTCATGCAATTCCATCCACTTATAGTACGTTTTGATGAAATTACTGAATTCTGGTCCTTCTTCTAAAATAAAAGAAGGTAACTGATTTTCTATTAAATTGGAGATTCTTTTTTCTATTAAAAGATTTTCAGAATCGTTTAAAAATATACCCATATTTTTTAATTATTTGTAGTTAATGTGGAAGATATATCACTCATTTCAACCGTTACATTATTTTCCTTAATTATCAGTATTTGCTCATTTTTCGTATTGATATCATAAGAATCGGGCATTACAAAAATATCTAATGTAGTTCCAGTTATAGAACTTGGATTAAAATTATTTAATGTCATAATTCCAGTATCTAAATCGATAGATCCTATATTTGCTTTTCTAATTATTCTTTCCCCATCTATAAAATTATAAACTCTTAAAACATTACCATCATTATCTATTCTACAATTTTCTCTAAAAACATTTATATCATCTACAATAGAAAAATACGATGATGTAACTGATCCGACAAAACCTGAATAAGGATAATATAACGGATTATTGAATAAAATTGAATAATTTATTTCTGAACCTAAAATGGGATTTAATTCCTTTTTTAATAGTATTTTAGTATCATTACCTATTATGGATGAATCAGTATTATCGATACTTCTCTGTAAAGACGATATAACAAATGAATTTTCAAAAGATTCAAGATTTGATGATGAATAATTGACAATGGATTGTGTGATTAATCTTTTTATGGTATCTGAACTTCTATTTGTCAAAGTTGAATTAAATTTAACTTTTGCATTAACTAAAACATCAAGATAATCTATATCTACAAATTCGGGTGTTATGGATGCTACATTATATTTTTTTAATATATCATTTTTTATTCTTTGTTTAACTGAAGTAGATAAATTTATTCCTAATTTAGGTCGAATTCCCACAAAAACTTTACCAAATTGCGGAGGATATGCATCTTCCCCACCAAAAACTACAACAGATTGAGCCCCAGGATAATCTCTATAAATTAAAGATTTATAATCGTCTAATGTTACTGCTCTATTTTGAGTAGAATATTGTCTAGGAGCATTGAATCTAATAGAATCCAAAGATTCTTCATCATTTCCTCCATTAGAATTACTATTAGTTGTAATTATAACATTATCATATCCTGCTATTGATCCGATAGAAAAAAATGAATTTGCACCATTACCTAAAACTCCTGAACAAACATTATAATCGACTATGACAATATTACCTGTTTTCGGTTTTCTACCCAAAACATTATCTCCAAATATTATTTCCTGATAAAAATCTGTCGTATCTTCTACAAAATACACATTTGATGTATTTTTTATTTCCAATATATCATCAGCTAAAGTATACTTAGATCTTTTGGTTTCTATGGATGATTCTTGAACATAAACTTCTATTGAAGAACTGTCAATACCTCTATTTGGTAATATAAATCTTTGAGTAGTATCAGAAGTATCAACGGTAAATCTATAAGTTAAAGGTTCTCCTTCTTTTACCGATACATTAGACACAAAAATTGTAGAATTTAAAGTAGGATTAGAAACAGTATATGCGGTATTTGTACAAAATGTATAATTTATACCATTTATTGTAGAAAAGATTTTTGTATTTTTAGGAACTGTTAAACTATTGACATTAGTTTCAGTAGAGAATACTAAATTAACATTTGCAGTTGCACCTGTCCTAGATCTAGGTTTATATCCAATTTGTTTTGACAATGAAATTAAAGATGATCTTAGCACTGCCGAGTCCAAAAACATCTCATTGGCAACCATATTCAAATAAAAAGAATTATAATGTGTATTGTATGCTAAAATATCCAACAATGAATTAATTGTTGAACCTTCATAATCAAAATCTCTAAAATAATCTTGAGATTTTAAATATTTTTTAAAATTATTTTTAATTTCATTGAAATCTAATTCGGAAACTCTTAATTTTGATGCTTCATTCATCATTAGCCTCTTGTTGACTGTAAAAATGTATCTATTTGTTGTACAATATTAGTATTTTTAAGTGAATAAGTAATAACAACGTCATATCCATCTTCATCTTGTCTGGCTGTCACTGATACTGATATTAAATTAACTCTTGGTTCGTAATTATCTATTACATTTGTTATAGAATCTTCCAAAATTCTTTCGCTAATAAAATCGACTGGTTCAAATAATAGTTGTTTAATATTACTGCCTATATTTGGTCTAAATAATTTTTCGTAAAAATCTGTCAATAACAATGATTTTATCGATTGTTTAACAGAGTTTTCTCCTTTTTTTACAACTAAATCCGTATTGGTAGAATTAGTTACAAAAATAATATCTAGATCTAAAGATTCGGATCTTCTTATTCTTTCGTTTATAATTTGTCGACCAACATCATCATACTCATAGATATATAAGGAATCATAATAATCTGTTTGTTGAGAATTATTAGCCATTAAATTACTTTCAAATTACTGTTGTACTAGCACTAAATGACAATTGTTGCACATTTAGAGGAGGTATTACAGGAACAGGAGTAGGTGCTCCTAATGCTGGTATTGTAACAGTTAATGTTCCTGTCGCACTACCGGTTGATAAATTAACATTTCCGGGATAGAATAATTCTACCTGTAATTTAGAAGCAAATACTCCAATTGCAGTTGCAATATCATTTGCTAATTCTTCTTTTGCTGTCGGACTAGGGTTCAATTCTGCTTTGTCTAATGCAAATTTTATTGATGATGCTAAAGTCGCTGTGTCTATCAATTCAAATCTCCTATTTTGTTGTGAATTTTGCATATGTATAGGATTTATCTAAAATCACTCCATATGGATTTTCAACAGTATCATTATTATTTATTCGCAAATAATAGTCGGTTAATGTTGTAAGTTCAGAATCAGGTATAAAAACAATTCTATTTTTATGAATATCATATATCGTCACTGTTCCTGTGATAAAATTACTTTGAAAATTTGGATCCGTAGATAATTCGAAAGAATTATTTTGTCCTATAGTAAAACTAGATAATGAAACGGTCTCGTTAAAAATAATTTGTATTAAGGGAATTAATGAAATGTCTGTTATACTATTATCTTGATTTGAATCATATTCCAATAAATTTACATTATCTATTATTAATTTTAAAATTTTAAAATCATCAGTTGTTGAAACTTTAAAAGTATAATTATGAATTAATATTTCAGTTTCCGAAGTTTGTGATGAATTTGTTGTGTAAGGAAGTGTTCCTCCTTTAGTTTTAGCGGTTCCTCTAGTACCAAAATATATGAAACTATTTTGAGATAATTGCAGATCATCATTCTTCATCAATAATGACAATTTAAAAAAAGTATCATTATTTGAACTAGTTATATAAGGACTAAATGGTATGCAATTAGAAAAATTTGAATCATAAGATAGTATTAAATTGTCAGTACTTTGAATATTCTGATTATTTTTATTTGTGTTGAATGAGAGAGAATCAACATTCATTGTTTGATCAAAAGCAAAATGGATATCTGTCGTTGGCGAAATATTTTCTTGATTTGAACTAAAATTTGTTACAAGTTGATCACTAATATTAGTGGCATAAAATTTAACTAAATTTGGTTCGGTTTTTGTATTAAAACCAGGTAATGTTGGTTCTGATGGATCACTTGTTTTTCCAATACCCTTACTCGTATATCCATAAATTCTATCGTTTGCTCTAGCAAAAGTCACATCAGTATATTTTTCTCGATATATTAATCTACTTTCATTTTCTATAAATTCTATTACAGTTCCTTCAGGAGCTTTACCAATAGCAGTATAATCTACGGAAAATCTATATGTTTGTTCATTTTCCTCAAATCCACATATTTCACCGGGAGCTATATCAATAATGTATTTACCAGATTCAATTGGAGTGTAGTCAATGTATGATAAATCTCCTTGTTCATCTAAACCATATTGATATACCTTTCCTCTACCTCCAGTGGTAAATCCATAAAAAACTTTTCCACTTGTTAGTCCGTCTATCTGAAAATTCTGATTTATCAAATTCAATGCTGATCTAACGAACAATCTCTTAGTACCTCTGATAGTCTCTCCAGAAACATAGTAATTTTCAACATCATCTGGAATAGTTTGCAAAACCAATGATTTTATATCACTAATTTTTTGTTCTTCCAAATAATTTTTATTTAATGCTTTATCGCCTACTTTTTTTGTAATTTTTAATTTATAATTTGAATTTGACGATAACTTTGTTAAAGGCTTAAATGAAAATGTGTCCGATTCTTCGATAGTTTTTAGAACTACAGGTGATTCCATTTGAACAACCGTATTAAAATCATCACACGATAATTGTATTGTTCCAGAAGGTCTTGTGGATTCAGTGTTAACTGTGATAGTTGTAGGATCTATAGATTCATCAAACATAATAAGTATAGATTCACCATTTAAATCCAATTCAACATCTTCATATGTGGTAGGATCAGATATTTGAGATATTGTCCTGCTATCTAAGATTTTTTGATAAAGCACACTACTTGAATTACTGTCGGAAAAATATATTTTTTTCACTGTAGGAGGTGTGGTATCTAATTCATAGATAGGAATTTCTGAAGGTTCATTAGTTGTCGTATCAGATTCAACAGGCCTAAAACCAGTAGTAATTGGTTCTGTGGTTTGAAAATTATAAGTCATAGTAGTTCCACCCAAATCAGAAACATCGGATTTAACTTTTAAATAATAGTTTGTATATTTTTCAATTGTGCTAGGTGTCAAGATGAATTGTGAATTTCCTGTGTTTGATGTCACACTGTCAAAATCAACTAAAGACAGTAAATCAAAATTGTCATTTGATTTTGACAATTGAATTGTGCTACTTAATTTTGTTAAATTTTCAGAAAAAGGAATAATGACACCATTTGAACATATTAAATGTGAAGAGTTTGATACAGTTATAGTAGAAGTATTCATTGATTGACTGAAATTGATTTGAATAATTCCTACCTTCTCTTGATAATTATCGACATCATTTAAATTTTCAGATGTTTCTTCAATACCAGTTAAAAAATATAAAAGTTCTGTTCGTTGAGTGCTAAGTACAGGAGAATTTTCATTTATTGTTTTAGTAATTAGATATCTAAATGAATATTCATCTAAAATTTCAGACACTAAAAAAGGACCAGTAAAAATCGTGTCAATTTTTCCATCAATGTAAATTTTATCTCCGATAGACAAAGTATGCTTTAAATTTGTTGTAACTGAAGCAGTTGAATCGTTTCTACTAATTTCGGAGATTTTAATTTTACTCGTTGTTGATTGGCCTTCTGATGGATAAATTTGTGTAATTTCTGGTGCCGAAGTATTAAAAGGATGAACATTATGATTTGGATAGGTATTTGCTTTAATGTGACATAATAATTTTTCTTGGCCATTTGATATTTCTAGAATTGAATTATTTACAAAATTATCTGTTATAATTTGATTATCAGAATTCACGCAAACATAATTTATAACATCTTCATCTTTTTTTATTATGCGCCCTAACATAACATCATTATCAGGAGAAATTGATGCTCCTCCATTCGGATTAGCATACAATAAAGTTTTCATCGATGAATTCAAATTGATATCATCTCTAAATGGTATGTGATTTTGAAATGTTGTTGCTTTTTTTAGTGTTACTTTTTTCTGACCGTCAATAGTTTTAACATTAACTATATCTTGATTTTTAGACAAAATCGGATGATAATTTAATCTACCTGCATTTTTTGATGAAATGTTATAAGGAATCGTAAATTTAAAATCATCTTTTCTGGTCACACGATAAGTATCAGTTTTAACATCACCGGATACTACATCATAAATTTTTATCAAATCTTCATCATTTAAATTATGTTTATTGTATGTTGTTATTTCAGTATTCGTGCCATCAGAAGAATATGCTACATTCATTCGATAACAACTTAAATCAAGA